GCCGATGGATCGGTCGAGGATTGGGGGCGGCTAACACACAAGAGCGGATGGCATGCGGCTTGGTACGCGATTTCTCATCCGATCACGATCCTTAACCGGCAACGATGGAGAGTGAAGCAATGGCTTCGACAATCACAAACACCGGCCTGAAGGCTGTTGTCGATGCGTTGGTCGCGGATGATGTCGTCAAGCATCTTGGCTGGGGCACTGGCTCTGGGCAGGGAGCGACATCTACCGACCTAGCTACGGCGGCTGCTGAGAGCCGCACGGACGGCACACCGTCTGCGGTGACGACCACTACGACCGACGACACCTTTCGCGTTGTGGGCACTATCGTGGCGACTGCCACGCGGGCGATCACTGAGGTTGGCATCTTTGGAGCTGCGACCGGCGCGGTGCTGCGCATGTACGCGGATTTTTCGGTGTTGAACCTTGCCACAAACGACAGCATCACCTTCACCATCGACACAGTATTCGACCAAGGCTAGTCGCGATGAAAAGACTGCTCCTCGCTCTCGCTCTCCTGCTGCTCCCGGCGTCTGCGCAAGCTGCGTATGACTACGACATCGTGGGCGCATGCGAGACCACAACGACGACCGGCACAGGCACGGTAGATCTGGCTGGGGCATATACGACGAGCGGCATCGAGTACGTCGCTATCGGCTCGCAGATTTCGAGCGGCGACACGTTCGAGTACTCAATCGAGGCAAGTAACGGCAAGTGGGAGCATGGTCGGGCGACGTTTACCGATGCAGCTCCCGATACGGTATCGCGCACAGCTCGCTGGTCGAGCGACGGCAGCGGAGTGGCACTGACGCTTCCGGCTGGCACGCACATAGTGTGCGCTCGCTGGGGGCCTGGGACGTTCATCGACGGCGTGGCCGCTCTGGACATCGCCAGCATCGATGCTTCTGGTCTCACAGGTCTCGGCAGCATCGACGCGACGACAGAGACGACCCTTGAGGGTGCGCTCGACCTCGCGGACCTGCAAGGTGACCTCGCTCTTGGTACTCAGACCAGCGGGAACTACGCAGCCGGTGACGCAGAGGCTGGAGCTGCGCTTACGGGCGACAGCGCGACGGCCTTCTTCTCGGCGGGCACAATCGAAGACGCTCGCATCGATGGCTCTGCTGAAGCGGACGAGGTTCTCAACTCCGACAAAGGTGATTTTACCTGCACGACCGGCACCTGCGCCTTGGATGCAGATGTGGTGGCCGATAGCGAGCTGTCAGACACCTTCACGATTATTGAGAGCGAGGGGATTAGCTCCAACGATAACGATACGTCGATCCCCACGTCCGCAGCCGTTAAGGACTATGCGGACACAAATGACGCTGACACGACCTACACGCTCGTTCGACAAGTTATCACGGCAACGGGCACCTACACGCCGACGAGTGGCGCTGTCAGCTTTTTTGTGCGCTGCCAAGCGGCAGGGGGCGGAGGCGGCGGATCGGACAATGGCGATGGCGCAACTATTGCCAAGCCTGCCGATGGCGGCGGCGGCGGGCAGTATGCCGAAATCAGCTATGACGCGACCGAAATGGGCGCGAACGCATCCGTCACAATCGGCGCGGTTGGCGCTGCGGGTAACACAAGTGGCGGCGCTGGCGGTACTGCTACGGACAGCAGTTTTAACCCGGCTGGCACAGGCGGCACGCTAACCGTTGACGGTGGGTACGCTGGTGGCGGCACCGGAGCGGCAGCCACCACTGGGTATTTCTACAATTGGACCCCAGGTGCTGGAGGCAGCGTGGCTTCTGGTGGTGATTTTGAGGTTGACGGCGCGAGCGGAACGGATGGCTATGCAACTCCCGAAGATGGAGGAGAAACCAAGACAACTTGGTGTGCGGGATTTGGTGGCGATGCCTTTTTAGGAAAGGGATCACGCGGGAATTGTATGGCTCCCGATGTTTCTACAACGGATGTCGCGGGCAACACTGGACAGTCATACGGCGGCGGCGGCGGCGGCGCGGTTGATAATGACACAACAGGATCGGCTGGCGGCGCTGGCGGTCCTGCAATCTGCATCATTGACGAATTGGTGGAGGGGTAGATGCGCTTGATACTCGCAGCATTGTTGCTTGCGCTTGCGGGCGCGGCACATGGACAAGGGGCACCTGTTGGCCAGCCGTCGCGCGTGGTCAAGGTTGACGAAGGCAAGCCGACCAAGACGCTCGTTATCATCGAGGACGCCGTGGTGACGGCGAGGCTTGTCATCCTTGACGAATGGACGGAAGCCGATTGGGCTTCTTTTGTGCCGGAAGGCGCGACGGCGGTAGTCGAGGGCGACATTGGGCCGGAGCCTTCGCTCATTGGCGACCGCTTCCTTGAAGGTAAGTTCAAGCGCATCGTGAAGCGTCCGCGCGGGGATGGCTGGCACAAGATGGAGCAGATCGACATTAATGATCCGACACCGGAAATCGAGAACCCGATTGTAAATATGTGGGAGGCGACGGCCAGCTATCGTGCGAGTGGAAAAGACTTTCAGAACGAGCAGCTAAAAAAACGCCTTGACGCGCTAGAGCGCGGCGTCCCTTTCGAGGAGGACGCGGAGTTGTCGCAGCCTGATACAGTGAGGGAGTTGGTTCGGGCAAAGGTTGTTGAGAAGGGCGGCAGAGCGCCGTCGAAAAAAGTGAGAAACCCATGAACAAGCTCGCGCTAGTTTCCACGATCACGTTTGCAATCCTGTTTCACCAATCGCTCTTGCGGGGGCGCGTCCCGGTCGAAGCCATTGGCGAGTTTGACACGCTCGCCGAGTGCTACGCGGCTTGGGATGAATTGCCCGCAGCCGCGCAGCAATTCTCTTGGTGCAGCGACAAGGGCGACGCCGGGAGCGTAGGCGCAGGGCAGGGCGGCGGTTTAGACCCGACGCAGCCGACAGAGTAAAGGCGAGCTGGCATGGCTCCTCCCGGTCCTACAGGCGGTCCCGGCGGCATTGGGGTAGGAGGGCCGACAGCCGGTCCTGACTTTCCGCGTGGCGGGACCAATTACGCGCAGGGCGCGACCATCAATGTCGCGGTGACCGTCGCCGACCCTCTCAAGGCGGCGTCGATCTCGGCGTCGATTGCTGTGGACGCGACTGTCGAGGTTGTCAGCAAGGCGGTCACCTATGCTGTCAGCGTGCTGGTGGACGCGACTGTGACTGCGCTCAAGGCTGTCACCTATGCTGTGTCGGGAGGTTCGGTTACGGCGACCGTCTCTGCGGTCAAGAGCGCAGCTCTGGGCCTGTCTGGCGGTGCCGTGGATGTAACAGTCGGCGATCCTGTCAAGCAGGTGGGCAAGCTCGCGAGCATCGCTGTTGACGCCACTGTGGCTCGCGGGGAGACCTCTGTGGCCAAGGCTGAGAGTGTGGCCGTCGATGCGACGGTCGTGCCGGTCAAGAGCGTGGCCTACACAGCTCCCAGCTCCTCCGTTTCGGTTACGGTCCTGGCGCTGAAGGATGTGGGGAAGCTGGCTTCAGTGCCGGTGGTGGTTGCCGTTCAGGCTCTCAAGGCGGTGGCGCTGTCGGCGACAATCCCCGTCACTGCGCTGGTGCAAGCGATCAAGAGCGCAGCCGTCAGTTTGAGCGGAGGCACCGTTGACGTGACGGTTTCGGCTCTCAAGGACGTTGGCAAGAACGCCTCCGCTGCCGTGAGCGCGGTGGTGACGGTCGGTCGTGGTTTTGGCATTACTGTGGTGGTGCAAGTGACGGCGACTGTCAGCAGGTTCAGCAGGTTTCTTCAGCGTGCGCAGTTCGAGGACGTCTCCGCGGAGCAGTCTGAGGAACTCTCAGGCTGGTCAGATGCGCTTGAGAGTGAGAGAAACTACACAGAGCAGGATGAGCTGGTCGATCCCTGGACAGTCCAGACAGAGGTTGATGACAGCTCCGACGAGCAGGACGAAGAACCATGAGCCTCGACAACTACAACAATCTGAAGGCTGAGATCGCCGACTGGCTCGACAACGATGACCTAACCAGTCGCATCGACACCTTCATCGATCTCGCCGAGCAGCATCACAAGCATAATCTGCGCGTGCGTGAGATGATCAAGCGTGCGACGGCGAGCTGCTCGACCACGGTGCGTTACCTCGCGCTGCCGACCGGCTACAGGCACATGCGGAACTTGCGCTTGATGACGACGCCAGTCACAAGGCTCCAGTTCGTCAACGAGGATGAGATGACGCGGCAGATCAACAGCGCGTCTGGCAAACCTAAGTGGTACACGATCCACGAGGAGATCGAGTTCGACCGTGTCTGCGACAGTGAATACAGCGCGGAGATGATCTACTACGCTGACGTGACGGCGTTGAGCAGCTCGAACCTGACGAACCCGATCCTGACGAACTACCCAGCTCTGTATCTCTACGGCTCGCTGGTGGCGGCGGAACCTTTCCTCGACAATGACGAGCGCATCCCCACGTGGAAGGGACTGTACGAGGAGTATCTCAGCTCCGCGAACCTCTCTGACAAGAAAAGCAGACACGTGGGCACGCTCGTGTCCCGGCCTATTGGAGCGCGTCCTTAATGCCAGCTCACGTCTTCAACCTTGGCTCCTGGGAGCCTGACAAGGCTGCGATTGAGATCGACGGCGTTGCCGAGGCTCTCAACTGCGTGCCTGGGCCGAGCGGCTATGGTCCGTTCCGCGAGCTGGTGACGGTCACTACTGCGCTCGACGCCTATCCGCGTGGCGCTGTACAGCTCCGCGACGACAGTGATGCGGTCCTCCAGTATTGCGGCGATGAGACGAAGCTGTACATCAACGTAGGTGATGCGTGGACTGACGCCTCACTGCAAGCTGGGACTGCCATCGAGCTGACAGGCGTCGGCACCAACATCGGAGACATGACCGGCGACGGTGGTTTGGTTGCTGCGTTCGATGACGACACGACCCAGAACGTAAGTCTTTGTGCGACTGCGGCGTCGGCCACCAGTGCGTGGGTAGGCAAGACGCTCGCGGCGGCAAGCCAGATACATCGAGTTGTCGTGCATGGCTCTGACGACGCTGGCTTCGTGAGTGGCGCGAACCCTAGCGTCACGCTCACGATGTACGGCAAGGAGGGCACGGTACCTGCGAACTCGACGGATGGCACAGTGATCGGGACGCTTGCCGCTTTTACCGACACTGCTGATGAGAGTGCTGGGCGCACGATCACATGCACCGACCGAGAGACAGAGTGGGATCACGTTTGGGTAAAGATCGACCATGACGGCTCCACGGCGACCATGTCGGTGGCCGAGCTGATCTTCCAGTCTCCTGACAGGTACGACACTGCGGTTGGCGATGCCTGGGAGTTTGCCAAGTGGCGCAACACGGTCATCGCCACGAACTACACGAACAATCCCCAGACGCTCACGCTTGGCAGCACGGCCTTTGCCGATCTCACGACTGCTGTAAAGTTCAAGCACGTGGCCGTGATCCGCGACTTTGTCGTGGGCGGCTACACGAATGACAGCGTGGACAACGAGGTTCCCTGGCGTGTCCGCTGGTGCGCCTTCCAAGATCCGACAGACTGGACGGTCGATCCCTCGACGCTGGCTGACTACGAAGACCTGCCACAGAGGAAAATCCAGCGCATCTTTGGCGGCGAGTACGGCATCATCTTTCAGGATGAGAGTATCACTCGCATGACCTTCGTCGGTGCGCCTCTCGTGTTCCAGTTCGATGAGATTGTCCCCGGCCTTGGCCTCATCGCGCCGGGAGCTGCGGTCAGGGCGAACGACATCATCTTCTTCCTATCGTCTCGCGGGTTCTATGCACTGGCAAACGGCTCCCAGGTTCAGCCTATCGGCCTCGACCGTGTGGATGACTTTGTCCTCGCCGACCTCGACCGTTCGAGCCTCAACAGGATCAGCTCCGCTGCCGACCCGGCGAACCAGAGAGTGTTCTGGAGCTACCCTGGCGGCGGCAGCGATGGCGGCACGCCGAATAAGATTATCTGCTTCGACTACGGGCGCGGTCGCTGGTCTCACATCGATCAGGCTTGCGACCTGCTGTGGGAGGCGTCAGGCTCTGCGGTCACTCTGGAAGGTCTCGACAGCTTGTACGCGGACCTCGATGTGATCCCGATCTCGCTCGACAGTCCGACGCTCATCGGCGGGCAGCGCACGCTGGCTGGGTTCTTCACGGACTACAAGTCTGGCTTCTTCAACGGGGAGGAAAGGACCGCGACCATCGTCACTCGCGAGTACATGTTCGATGGCGACCGGCGCACACGTGTCGGCGGCTTCCGTCCGATGGTGGAGGGAGACGCTGTCTCTATTACGGCTCGCATTGGGACGCGCAACGATATTGCCGAAGCGGTAATCTGGTCAGACATCCTCACGCCTCGCACTGGCGGTCGCGTCGTGTGCCGCACCAATGGTCGATACCATCGCGTCGAGCTGAACGTGGGAGGCACGTGGAGCAAGGCGTTCGGCGTCATCGTTGACAAGCGTGACGTAGGATCTGGGGGACGCCGTGGTTGATCGTACAGATCGTCCTATTGCGCCGCTCCAGTGGAGTGATCCCACGGAGCATCGTCGGCGCATCGCTGTTCGAGCGAACTCGTGCTTGCCGAAGGATGGATCGGAGGGGATGACGCGACCGCTGCGCCTCGCTGCGTATGCCATTGCCGATCTCCCCGACGCTGAAGACTGGACATACGGCATGGTCTATGTGACCGATGACGTTGGTGGAGCTGTACCGGCGTTCAGCGATGGAACAAACTGGAGACGTGTCACTGACCGAGCAGCCGTCAGCACGACTTAGGATCGAGCATGTAGGGCCAGACCTCCCCGCGATCTGGCCGGTGCTTAGACGCCAATACTGTCGGATGCTCCTGCGAGGAGCTGGCGACACACTCACTGAGGCTCAGATAGTTGAGAGCCTCGCAGCGGGAACTTACCGCATGATTGTCGGCTATCTCGATGACCGCATTGTCGGGAGCTGCATATACAGGTTCGAGGAGCGTGAGCGCGGTCTTGCTTGTCAGGTTGTCGGCATTGCCGGATGGAACATGGATGTGTGGAAAGACCCGTTCTGCGATTATATGGACGATGTGTGTGATCGAGCGGGAGCGTACTGCTTAGAGACTTTTGCACGCACTGGAACTGCGCAGCAGCTCAAAGAGAGAGGCTGGCGCACCAAGGCGATCTTGATGGAGAAGCGTTATGGGCGGCAGCTCTGAACCGAAGCCTCAAAAAAGTAAACAGAACACAATCACGAACAGCAAGACCAAGTCTACCAGCAACACGACTGGTCAGTCTTCCACGTCTGTAACTGCTCCGACCTGGGTGCAGGACGCTTGGCGCGGGAGCCTGGGTGACTACGGCGACATCCGCGAGGGGTTCGCTGACATACCACCGGAGCTGCTCCAGAGCTGGGGCATGGCGAGTGATGTGGCGCACGGTGTCGATCCTTACTCGGCCATTGACACGTCGCTGCGAACCATGTCGGACACGGCGCGTGGCGATTACCTCTACGGTGGCGATGCGTTCAACGCAGCGGTGGACGCTGCCTTCCGGCAAGGTATGCCTGGAGTGCTGTCGTCGTTCGCAGCAGGTGGACGCAGCGATGGCGGTCTGGCTAAGACTGCGATGGCGCAAGCGTTCGCTGATCCGTTCGCGCAGCAATACCAGTTCGAGCGGGCGAACCAGCTCAAGGCTGCTGGTCTCCTCCCCGGCATGGCGCTGACGCCGTCTTCGATCATGGAGAGCATCGGCCAGGGCAAGGACGCACGCACGTTGCAACAGGCGCAGCTAGCGTTGGGTGAGCTTGGCTTCCTCCAGCCGTGGCTTGGGCAGGACAGCTCGTTCTCCAGCAAGACCAGCGGCACCAGCTCAACGAAGGGCAAGAACGCCGTCGCTGGCGTCGTCACGCCGTCCTTCTACGAAGGAAACAAGCTCGCGCAAGGCGCTGGTGGTGCGCTCTCAGGAGCTGCGACCGGCGCGTCAATCGGCTCTGTTTTCCCAGGCATTGGCACAGGCATCGGTGCGCTCGCTGGTGGTCTCATCGGCGGCATCGGCAGCATCTTCTAGGAGAAGACTATGAACCTCGATGAACTCGCACAGGCTCTGTTCATGGGCGGAGGCAACACCGGCCAGCCTCAAGGTGGTGCCATCGGTGGGCTGATGGAGAACCCTGCGTTCAACATGGGCGTCGGCCTCATGCAAGCTGGGGCACCTAACCCTACGCATCCGACGAACTTTGGTACGGCTCTCGGTCGTGCGAACACCTATGCCGGTGAGCGGCAGCAGCAGTCGATCATGAACGATGTGCGTCGTCAGGCTTTATCCCAGGCGCAGCAGGAGCAAGCAGGTCTCGCTGCCTTCATGAAATGGAAGCAGGAGAACCCAGACGCCCCACAGGATCAGGTTCTGAACAAAGCGTATGAGACGATGCCGCAGGCGAGCGTGCAGGCTCTCGTGAGCAACCTGACGAACCCTCTCTACGCCGTACAAGCGGAGGCAGCAGGTCTCGGCAACGATCAAAAGAGGCTCGACCTCCAAGAGAAGGGGCAGCAGATCGCTCTGGAGCGGCGCGGTGCGTTCACCGACTATCAGCAACTCTACGGCCTGAACCAGTCCCTCAATTACCTTCAGGACAAGCCTTATGCGCAGCGTCTTCTGAACAACCCTGACCTCGCAGCCGCTGCGGCGTCGGGCATCTCCGATGACGACCTTGTCGGGCAAGTTCTGTCGGCTGGTGGTGAGATGATCTCAGGCTTGCCGAAGGCAGAGCAGAAGAAAGTTCTGAACGCCGTCGCCTATGCGCTCAAGGCGCAAGCGAACGTGGCACTTGGCAGTTCGAACGCTGTCGGCGCACAGGCTCGCGCTGAGAAAGGTCTCGGCCAAGGGTTCCCGATTGCGACGCAGAAGAAGATCGCGGAGCAGCTCCTTGGGCAAGCCGAGGAGTACATCAGCGGCGTGCCGGGATGGGAGCTACCGGACTACAGCGGCGAGACTTATCCCTGGCAGGACACGACAGAAGACGCCGAGCCAACTGCGGAGGTTCCGACTGTGTCGGCGCAGCCTCGACGCGCTCGCAAGAAGGCAGCGGCAGCAGCTCCGCAGCCTGATGGTGTTGCTGAGAGTACTGATCCTCGCACCGGACAGCCGAAGAAAATCCCCGCGTACAAAGTGGAGCCGTCCACGGTTGAGATCGATCGGCTGCTGGCCGCTGGAGTGACTGAGGTCATCATCGGGGGCAAGCGGTACGGCTTGGCTCCAAAGGCAGGAGTTCGATAGATGGATGCGAGGCTGATCCCTCTTGAAGCATCTCAGACCGACGCACGCCTTGTGCCTCTCGATGACCCTATGGTCAATCAGAGCGTTGCTGAGAAGGCTGGGGCGGGCACACAGGCGGTGCAGGTCAGTCAGACCCAGGCACAAGCCTACGACGCCTACCAGCGTCTCCTGCACATGTCTGAGGACACCAAGCGGCGTCGCGAGCACTGGAGGAAGGAAGCCTCTCCAGGCTCTGCTGCGCTGATGTCAGGTGGCCTGAATGCTATCGACATGTCCTTGGCCACGCCGTTCGCGCTGGCTGATCTCGCGACCTATCCCATCAGGTCAGGGTTCCAAGGCGTCAACACTCCTCCAGAGGAGCGTGCGAAGCTGACTGGTCCTTTCATGCAGTACGCACCCAACGCGAACGATGTGATGGGCAAGCTGACCGGCGCGGGCGCTGACAGTGTCGAGGCTGACCGTGACGCGATCTCTGCGGAGTTCCCGGTCACCTCGATGGCAGGTGAAATCGGCACGGACGTGCTTGGTCTCATGACCGGCAAGATGCCGCTCGCCAATGCGGCGCGGAAGCTGGAGACCAAGTCGGCAGCTCGTATCCACAAGGCTGAGGAGATCGCAGACAAGACAGCCGACAAAGGCTACGTCGCCAGCAGGGCCGAGGCGCAGACGCGGCGCATGTGGAAGCGACCGCTTGCGCTGCGTGCGAAGCGTTGGGCAGGCCAGTCGGCAGAAGCTGGCCTTGAGGGGTTCATGCTGTCAGCGATCAAGGGAGGCGATCCCTTAGAGACCGCTGCGCTCACCGGAGGCATCCAGGCAGGTCTCGGCGCTATTGAGGGCACGGCGAAGCATCGGCTCAAGGGTTTGCCGAAGCGTGGTCTGCTTGGCTTTGCTGCCCAGGCTCTCGCGATGGGCGTCGTCCTCCAGGCTGGCAGCAAGCTGCTTCCCGGCGAGGCTGCGACCAAGAGAGACTATGAGGCTCGCGACGCGGCGATTGAGAAGGCTCTCGTTGCGGCAGGTATGGGCATTACGGCGAGCATCCTGGCCGGTCGCACACGCACTGGAGCGGGAAACTGGCTGGGCACGGCGAGGAACCAAATGATCGACGGGATCACGAGCGTGCCTCGCTACACGATGGCATCGGTCCTCACGAAGATACTGGACAAGCCTCCGACCGAGCGCGAAGCGTTGGTGGCGAAGCTGAACAACATGGCGAGCGGGCAGTACGTCGCAGAGAGCTTGTCACCGGATTTCGTCAAGGGCTGGAACAAGGCGTTGCGCCAGGGCGCTGACCAAGCAGTCGATTACCTAATGAGGAACTAGGATGAGCAATCTTTCTGAACTCGACATGACGGCAGCCGACAACAACGGTGCGCCACCTAACGGTGCGCCAGAGGGCATGCTTGCTGGCAAGGTGAATGACGTAATCCGCGAGCTGATGTCTGCGATTGCCAAATACTATCAGGATCAGCGCGGCTCTCTCACGACAGCGGGCAGCGGCAACGCCTATACTCTGACGACGAACCAGACGCACACAGCTCTCTCCGACCAGTCGATCCTTTGCTTCCGTGTGGACAGGGCTAACACCGACAACGTCACACTCAACGTGGATGGTCTCGGTGCCAAGTATCTGTACAAGGGCAGTCCCCTGCATGAGTACGAGAGCGGCGAACTGAAGGCTGGGCAGATGCTCGTCGCGGTCTACAATCCGACCGGCGACCACTATGAGGTCATCGGGCCGCAGAACCCTGTCCCCGTTGGGTACAAGCACGGTCTGATCTGCTCGAACGGCTCAGACGCCGACCACGATCTCAACATCACGGCTGGCTCTTGCTGCGACGATGATGGGACCGGCGTCATTGTCCTGGCTGGTGCGCTCGCCGGGAAGCAGCTCGACGCTGCGTGGGCCGCTGGAGCTGCTGCGGGCATGCTCGATGCGGGCAGCATCGCGCTCGACACGACCTACCACATCTTCGCAATCCGCAATCCCACGACTGGTGCGGTAGACGCTCTCGCCTCGACCTCTGCGTCGTCACCGACGATGCCGTCTGGCTACACTCAGAAGCGGCGCATCCACAGCGTAATGACAGACGCCAGCGCAAACATCTATGCGTTCTGGCGCGTCGGCGACCACGTCTGGTGGGCGGCTGAAGGCTCTGATCAGATCGGCGGTGGGGAACAGACCGCAGCTATAACTAGGCAGCTTGAGACCCTCAACAAAATCCCTGCGGGAGTTCGCGTTCGCCCGATTGTGCAGGTTGAGTTGGAGGTTGATGGAGAATGGACTATTTACGCGATGGGGCCACCTGACGACGCCACCGGCTCTAACGATTTGACGTTTACGGTCTCCGCCGCAGCTAACAGAACGGAGGTTTGCGTCACGCTGCCGTTCTATTGCAACACATCGGCGCAGGTATATCACTCGTTGAACGATGGTACCGACGACCTCGATGTCTACGTCCGTGGCTATGTCGATGATCTCGATAGGATGCAGTGAGCCGGGAGGGCTGGCATGACGACGACTACAAGAAAAACTAGGAGTGCGCGGGTGGCAAATGGAACGGATGCTCACTGGACAGCTATTGCTGCGATTGAGCGAACCCAGGAGCGCGTGGTCACCGTTCTTGACACTGTGTCTCAGCGTCTCGCAAGCCTTGAGACTAAGGTTGGCGATGCACCTACGCTCGTATCTGTCGAGAAGACCGAGAGGCGTGTTGATGAGATCGAAGACCGTCTCACTGATGCAGCGAAGCCAAACTATCAGGCAATGAGTTTCCTGCTTGGTGGTATAATTGCGCTGGGCACGCTCGTGTCGTTTGGCATGAACTCAAAGATCAACGGCTACTACGATAACCTGACGAAGCAAGTCGAGACGCTCGCACAACATGTGAGTATCGTGACCACGGAGTTTCGCGACCACACTAGCAACGGGCATCCCACATCTGTCATTGCTATGATCGAAGCGAACAAGCATACCATCGAGGGGCAGATCAACCACAACCAGCGTGAGCTGGATCTGCTCCGCGAAAACATCCAGCAGAGCCAGAGGACGATAGCTGATCAGGTCATCGAATTGCAGAAGCGCACTGGCGTGCTGTTCAACCAAGGGAAGCCTTACTGATGTCGGCAACAGAGATGAGCAACAGAGGGCTGGCGAACCTTCTCGGCGAGGAGGGCATCGTCCTCAAGCCTTACCTCGACGGCGTCGGCGTCTGGACGATTGCCGGTGGTCACACTCACATGGCTGGGCCACCTGACCCACGCTCGATGCCGCGCAATGTGGAGATGCCTCTCACCGAGGCTCTGGCGCTGTTCAAGCATGACGTGGGCAAGTACACGAAGCGTGTCCTAGACGCCGTCAAGGTGCCTCTGGAGCAGCACGAACTGGATGCACTGGTCTCGTTCGACTACAACACCGGAGGCATCCATCGGGCACGGCTGACGACCTCACTGAACGCTGGCAACAGAGCTGCTGCTGCCGATGGGTTCATGGGCTGGATTAGACCTCGCAGCATCGTCCCTCGCCGCACCAGGGAGATGCGGATGTTCGAGGATGGTGTCTACAGCGACCGCAAGGTGCCGGTCTGGGGCACGAACGGAGCCGGTAGGCTGCGGGGAGTGGATCGCACCTATACTGCGGGCGAGATTGTCAACATGCTCTCCAGCGGCGCAGAGACGCCTGTGGAGGGAGGCTGGCCGCGACTGATGCGCGGCAGCAGGGGACCGGAGGTTGAGGCACTACAGACGCTCCTGGGCGCTCGTGGCTACCGGCTGCTGGCTGATGGAGACTTTGGATCGGCCACTGAGCGCGACCTCATTGCGTTTCAGAAGGCTCTGGTCCAGTACGGTGTGACTGGAGCGGTCACGTGGATCGCTCTGGGAGCTGAGCAGAAGGAGAAGACTGATGCTTAAATGGCTGAAGCACCTGGGAGCTGCATCGGGCACAGAGGGAGCCTTCACGTCACTCGGCGTGATGGGTCCGGTCCTGGCCTTGATCCTGCTTCTGGTGAACACGTGGTGGGGCAGTGAATTGATCCCGACCGAGACTGCCGAGATCGCGGTGAACAATGTCATCGCTGTCGTTGGTTTTGCCTTGGGCATTTGGGGCCGTATTCGTGCCAAGAAGAAAATCGGTGGAGGTAATCTCACATGAAGAAGATCGTGATCGTACTGACGGCGTGCCTGGGTCTCGCTGGCTGCTTCGGCAGCGGCACTGAGGCAACGCAGAAGGCTCAAGAGCTGCTTGAGCTGGTTCGGCAGGGATGTGGCGTCGTGCCTCGCCTTGCTGACCTCGTGGACGTGGTGACCGGCTCTCGATACGAGGGCGCGACCTCGACGGCCAAGTTCATCTGCGATCAGGTGAGCCAGCCTCAATCGTTTGGCCTGTTCGGCAGTGAAGGCGAGACCGAGAACTGCATCGCAGTTGTCAACGACATCTGTGTTCGAGAGAGCGTCACCGAAGACGGTGAGTGAGTTCCCAAATCCGTTCCGAGAAGAACGTGAACCAAGCAAGGGTGAGCAGGAGGTCGTCGCTGGCGAGTACCTGCTCACCTTGTTTCGTTTCCTCCGCATCCCGATACCGCGCAAAGCAGACGTGGCAGCGATCAAGCGCACTGGGGCGCTGCTGCAACGCAAGTACCCAGTCATCCTGAAGATCGTGGACTATTACGGTCGGCTCGTGCAGTCGGTCGGGTTCTGGAGGTCGAAATGACAGTCACACACCTGTTCATCAAGTTCTGCATGGTGCTGAACGTGACCATGTGCCAGGAGTTGGAGATCGCTCCAGCCGAGACGGCAATGACCACGCCGATGTGCTTGCGTGGTGCCATGATGGGGAACCAGTCGGAGTTCGACTACCAGGGTGCGCGTTGGCAAATAAAAGGAGCGACCTGCCGTAGCGTGCCGCTCCCTATTGCAGAGACCCAGAGGCGTCTGCGCAGCTCGTTAGAATAGACCTCCGAGACCACCATGCATGCGACCTGCGGGTGACTGCATGTTGGCTATGCAGTCGTCGGCCATTCGTCTGCGCCGGTCCTGCTCATCCATCTTGCGCTTCTGCTCCTCCAGTCTGTTGGCGATGTGGTCGCCGGGGAAGACGACAGTGTACGTCTCTCCAGCGAGCATGCGTCGAGCGTCCTTAGCCACCTTCATGCGTTTCGCCACGTCTTCGCTCTCTGCGTTGAACTTGTTCTTGTAGTCCTCCGACCGTGCCAGAGCGTTGAGATAATCCACGGTCACCTTGCGCTTCTGTTTGGTCTGGTCCCATACGATTAGGGACAGTCCGACGATGATCCCCGCGGCCACGATGGCCGTGAGCGTGATTACAGTCTCCATCCTAAATCTCCTCCTCCAATTGCTGAAGCATGTACAGCACCTTCGTGGTGACGTTCATCATGTCGAGCAGCTCCGCGTGCTTGAGCCGGAACCCTGCGTTCGCCGAGATCGCAGTTCTCATCTCGGTGAGCCTCTGCGCTGTCATCACCTGTGGTCGCAGTCGGTCGAGGTTGATGAGCAGTTCCGCGACCTTCCCCTCCAAGTCAGTGAGTGATGCACGCATCGTGTGGACGTTTGCAGCTCCATCACTCATCACTCATCCTCCAATCTCCACTAGCTCATCATTGGTCATAGTTGTCCTCCTTCATCTCCTCCAGTCTCTCGTTGATGGCGCGAGCTGCAAGGCGCATCGCCTCGCGTGAGATGGCTCGCACTGACCTCACCTTCAGCTTGTCCATGTCCGTGCGCTCTAGCAGAAACACGCGCATGTCCTGCTCGACACGCTTGAGCGTGCGCTCCTTTGAGGTCTTCAAGTGAATAAGCTGCAAAGCCTCCTCCTCCGATAGCGGTCTCGATGTCATTCTTCGTCCCTCCTTATCCAAGTTCCATCCAGTTTGTGCTTCCACGGTGACGCCTTAGATCCTGGCACCACGTGTCTCTTGCGCTTGAACCCAAGGTGCTTCGCAGCGCCTCGGTCAGCCTTAGCGCGTCGGCTGTTCTCCTGGCCGGTCTTCTTCAGCGAGCATGGGGCCGTGCAGATGAGCTGCAAGTTGGTCTCCCGGTTCTCGCCTCCATCCTCCAGTGCTTTGATGTGATCGCAGGTGATGTTGGACGGCATCAGCTTCCGTGTGCATGAAGGGCAGCGTCCGTCCTGCGCACGAAAGATGCGGAGCCGCACCGATGCCGGTGGCATGTGGTCATCAGTGCGGCCTCGCCATTCGTCTTTGCTACGAGCCACTCATCCGTCCTGTCTGGCTCTTGAGCCACTGGGCGAAGGTCGCCAGTGCGTCGATTTGAAGTGGGGTTGCTGACGCAAGGATTTGCAGCACCTCGGCGTCCACCTCTTTGATGGCGACCGTGGTGCCGTCCTGCTTGACGACCGTGAGCGTGTACCTCATCGGTCGAAGCTGCCGGTCGAAGGCAGAAGCACCGGAGGCTGGGCACACTCGCCGTCACAGCAGTGCTGTTGCCCACCGAGACACTCAGGGCAGGGTACGAACCCTGGCACCTTGTTGTCGTCGCACGGCTCTACGAAGATGACCGTGGCTCCGTGGCAGTGCTGACATCTCATTGCACATAACCTCCCAGCAGAAAGCCAGCCATCATCGAGATGGGGATGGCGACCAAGAGCGAGGCAATCCACGTGCGCAGGTACGAGACGTGATCCTCATACTCCACCATGTAGTCCTGTCTGACGAGCAGGTAGGCGTGCCCATCATCGGGCAAAACCACGTCTAAAACCCATTTACCTCCACGTCTTACTGACCCTTGTCTCATCGTCCGGTCTCCTTCCGTTTACGGTTCCAAACCTCTGCCGCGAGGCTCTCGATGTCGGTGCCGATCTTCTCGCTGATCAGCTCCATTGCACGCTCGTAGTATCTCTCGAACTCATCCTCCTTCATGCTATCGATTGCGGTGGACTTGAGCGTCACCACCATCGTGCCGTCCTCCTCGATCATGTAGCTGTCGCGCATCCACGGCACCTGAACTCGCAGCCAGTGGTGCACGTCATCACGATCTACCCACGCATCACTGTGATCGACAGCCACGGATAAGATCGCCCAGTACCGTGCGAGGAACTCAGGGTTCCGTGACTGCTTGACGGTGATGAGCAGAGGCTTGTCGCGTGGCAGCTTGTCGAACGCTTCCCAGCTCGCATCGTCGTAAGGATGCAAGGAGCTGGAGACCTTCTTCACGAGGAACTGGGTCATGCAAGGTCGGCCATCTGATCTGCGTGCTTCAACGCAGCTTCGGCCCGGTGTCCGTCCCACTCATCGATGACCTCCTCCAGTCTGGCGTCCAGGCGAGCGCGGAAGGTGGTCATGGTCTCCTTCCTCACCTTCAGCAAGACAGCCTCCACGTCTGCATTGAACTTGCGGAGCGCAGCGGTCAGCTCTGCATGGTAGGGCCGGTCAGGCTCCACACGGACCACGTAGGGCGCGTGAGGAGGGCTGTAGATGACCAAGTCCCACCAGCTCCTCCCGGTCACCAGCAGGTTCCCCTGGAGCTGTGCAGTGTGTTCTGGGGGCACACGAGGGTTCGTCATCAGCTTCAGGAACAGACCTCCCGACATCGTCTTGATCTCGACGCCTCCATCGTCGGAGACAAGAGCGTCGGGCGAGCAGCCGGTCAGCAGGTCTGTCCTCTTGATGAACGCCGGTCGTCGGACCATGTCGGGCGTCAAGCTGCGCACGTCGCAGTACAGCTCGAACGCTTCAGCCTCCTGCGCATGCCCACGCTCCGTGAACCTGTTCCCTGCCCACGTGTCGGCACGCTCCTGGGCGATCAGCTCGTGAGCTGTGTCGTGGACCAGCCGGTCACGCTGGACGCTGTCCTTGCCGGTGGTCTTCCCCTTGGCGAGCAGCTTTGCGTAGTCGGATGATGTCGCGAGACCCAGGCGCACGAACTCCCACGGAGGTGTGTTCTGCTCGAACTGGTCGTAGGTGATCAGCTTCATGTCTTTGCTCCCTTCTTGGCTTCCATCCACGTCAGCACCTTCTTGAACTCAGCCTGGGGCAGTTCGCTCCAGTCTCTGATCCCGTAACGCTCGAACAGCGCCTTGGTGTCGTGGCCTTCGCTGGTCTCCACGAGCTGCTTGGCCTGGACGGCAGTCACCGTCTTGGCACCGGCTCTATTGCCATCGTCGTCGTCTCCGACCGCGAGGTTGAACGCCATCGCGAGCGAGTACCTCTTGCCGTAGGTCAGAGCTGACCCTGTGGCGTGCGTCGGCGTCATCATCTCCCCACCTTTGATGCCGGTGGTGGTGATCGGTATCACGATGGAACTCTCCTCGCTCCACGCTCCGTGGCTGACAATGCACACGACGCGCAGACCGGCCTCGTGAGGCTGGCTGTCGAAGCGCACGCTGAACCCATGCCGCGTGTAGTGCGGTCGCAGGGCACGGTCGAGAGCCTCGTAGGAGGCGTACCGGCTGCGTGTCTGCGGGTTCGAGGCATCTCTGGCGATAGGCGTGATCTCTGCCTGTAGCAGCGCCATAGCGTCACTGAAGGCACGTCGAGACTGGTCTCTCTCCATCTCGCGAGACAGCTTCACCAGCTCGTGGGCCTTCCCCACGTCCACGTCCTTCATCTTCAGGAGCTGCTGCATGAGCTGCTGCGGCTCTGACGCGATAACGGCCACACTCTTTCGGGCGCGGCCTTTCTTCTCGGCGATGGCCGTGTCCACTGCCTCTTTGCTGAAATCAGTCATAGCTTGTTGATCCTCCTCTGAAGCTGGTCGAGACGCCACATCGTGGCGAGCCTCTCCCTGGTGCGAACGTAGATGACCGAGGCAAGCACGATCCACAGGACCGCTGCCTCGACCGGGAACTTGAGCGTCTGCGCGATCAGGAACAGTCCTGACAGCGCAAGAGTGCCTATGAGATCAAGCTGCATCATCGGCTGGCTCCTCCTGCTCGCGCTGGTAGTCCGTGACTGCGACGTTGATCGCCTCCGCGATGCGACCGGCCAGGACGCCTTCCTTTAGCGAGAGGTAGAGCGTGATGGTGTGCGGCTCTCCCACGATGCGCTCGCGACGGCTCATGAAATCGAGCTGCAAGGTGCAGAAGCTCTCGAACAGATTGCGCTTGGCCTCGATGCTCTCGGCCTTCACTGCGTGGACGGAATAGTCAGACATGTTGATCTCCTCCTGATGTGGAAAAACCTGGGGAGGCTCCTTGACCTCCCCAGGCAGTCGGCTGCGCAGGATAGGACTACGCAGCCACCATCGCCGCAGGTGCGGGTTTGCGCGGCTTAGGTTTCGGCGCGACAACCGTGCTGTTCGGCGTCGGATCGAACTTTTGACGCTGGTGGCCATTGGCCATCGCGGGCGAGGGCAGCTTCACCAGCTCTGCGGCGACGTTGCCGAGAGAGGCTTGCAT